CCCAGCCGCTGGTGGCTGGTGCGTGGGCGCGACAACAGGAACGGGCGGCTGTTCATCGGCTTTGCCCGCTACGAGAAGGCGGCGCGGTAATGAGCGACCAACGCTACACTGACGCGCTGCTCGCGAACGGGCGGCTCCGCGAGGAGCGGGACAAGCTGCGCGAGGCGCTGGAATGGTACGCTGAGCAGGTCGCAGGCTGTCGCAAGCTCGGCAGTATCGGTGACCCTGCACGCCACGCACTGGATGCTGACGGCGGAAAGCGTGCCCGCACCGCGCTGGCGAAGGAGGGGAAATGAAGCTCACACCAGAAACAGGCGGCGCGTTCCTGTTGGGGTCATTGTTCATGCTGCTTCTCGTAACCATGGCAGAGTATTGGCAGGCGGGGCAGTGAGCGACACCCATGCCCTGCCCGTCGCCCGGCTGGTGAAAGCCGTGGAAGCGCTGCTGGCCTCGCTGTCCCACGACGATCAGGGGACGATGATCGGCGGCAAGTACCAAGGCGGCAACGGCGGGCTCATCTCCCCCGCCACGGTCGCGCTGGCCGACGAGGTGCGCCGCGCGCTCAACGCGCTTGCCAACCTCAATGGCCGGTCTTGACCCAGACCGTGACCCTGATCGTGTTGTCGGGCATGTCGAAATTGCGCTCGACCACCGTGTAGGTTTCCCCGTCCCCGAACGTCACATCGTCGCCGACCATGGGCGGGGTGTACATCAGGTAATCGCCCAGCGCCTTGCCGCCGTCCACGTAGAAACTCACCTTGTCTGCGCCGTTGGCCATGTCAGTTCCTCATCGAATTGGAATTGTGGACGGCGGGAAAATCTTGATGTCGCCGCCGGGAAAGACCGGGCTGGGGTGGTTCTCCGGGTCGCGCGCATAGGCGATGATCGCCCCCAGCATGTTGCAAAGTGCAACAGCCTGATTGGCATCCGGCTCGTTTGGCGTCTCAATCGAAATCACCCACCTGTCCTGCCCCGAATAGGCGAACGGCCTGCTGACCCGGTAGTCATTGCCGCCGCCGCTCACGCTGGCGATGCGCATGAAGCAGTCGGTTGCCGGTATCGGGGCTTCCGAGTAGGTCGAAAAGAATACGCTGGCGAACTCGTTGTCGGTCGTGAGCTTGTAGGCGAAATAGCCGGGGATCAAGACCAGCGCGAGCGCGATGATGACCCCCACGTTGCGGAGGGTCAGGCCCTTCAGGTAACCAAGCCAGTCGTTCACCATATGTCTGCCCCGTACAGGCGGTTCGTGCCTTCGCCGCTGTCTGATACCGGCCAGACCCCGGAAACGCGCTGGCGGGGCCGCTGGGTGGCCCAGCGCTGATTTTAACCGCCGAAGATCAGGTCACACTCGGCAACCCGACATGAACTCCGGTGAACTGAAGCAACAGCAGGATGATGATCAGCACCGCAACGACCACCATGGCCATCTTGGCGAAGCGGTTGAACGGCTCTGCCACGTTCAGGTAGTCGAGCGCCCAGAACACCAGCCCGCCGACGAGGGCCAGCACGATTATCCAGACGAGCAGGTTGACCAGTGCGGCTATCATGACTGCGATCCTTTCACGGTTCGACGGTCGGTTCCGGCGATGAAGCCGTCTCCACGGACATCACGCTTACGACAGCCTGCTCTCTTTCCCGCACAGTCGAACGCAGGCGGTCGCCGCAGGCTTTCGCGCCTTTGACGGATGCGTCGAAGGCGAGGCGTGTATAATCCCACTTGCCCGATTGCGCGATGCCGAGATTGGCCTGCACCTCAGCGTGGGAAAGAACAGTATCGTCGGTGATGGGGATGGAATAGCGCGAGCAAAGCTCGGCCACGACCTGACACATCGTCTCCCACTGGGTTTCAGTGGTGGGATATTTGCCCGCGCTGAACGGGTTTTCAACCGCACCCGCCATTGAACAGCAGGAAACACCAATTGAACCAGTATTACAGTTCTTCGTGTGCGCTGCATACCGGCCATCGGAAGTATTCACATTGTCCTTGATGGAATAGCTGCCGCGAACCAGCCTGCCATCGTCCTCAACGAGGATGTGGTAATGGGCCACATCGTCGCTGTTGGCTTTCCAAGCGCCTGCCGTCCAATGGACGATCACCCGTTCCATCGAACAGTCGGGCATCCACTCATCCGGGATAATCCCGTTGGGGATGATCGGCTCAGGCACATCAGGTGCCCACAGGTCGAGCGCGTCGAAAATGGCTTCTTCCGTGAGCGGGCCATAAACGCCATCGGTCGGGCCGGGGTCGAGCCCCAGCGCCCGCAGGCGTGATTGCAGTTCAGCGGTTCTCATTTTTCAGCTCCCTTTTAGGCGGTGGTGCCTTTGCCGCCGATGTTGCTGCCGTTAACGCCGCCGTTGCCTCTGCCACCTTGTCATTGGCAGCTTCCATGACTTCCGTGAGCCGGGCAGCTTGCAGCTTGCTTTCATTGATGGCCTGATAGCTGCGGATAAGCTCGTTGTTGACGCTGCCGAACGCCGTAGCGCGGGTGTCCCAGATCGCCTCAAGGGCGCTGGCCAACTGCTCGTCGGTCACATCGGCGCTGGTGCCGCTTTCCAGCGCGCTGGTGATGTCCGGGCTGTTGCTGACCGCGTGAACGGCGAGCAGAAGCGGGCGCTCGTCGCCCCGGAATATCTGGTTGGCGTAGGCCAGCCGGTTGGCGTAATTCGGCGTTTCCGGGGGCTCCCCGGTAGCGCGTTGCGCGATCTGCATGGCCGCGTAAGCGACACGCTGGCAGAACAGCTTGTCGGCGATTTCCGTCATGACTTTTTCACTGGCCATCGAATAGGTCCCCTATGGTTTCGCCGCCCAGCAGGCTGAACGGTATCTGGCCCAGCTTCTCGGCGAATGTCAGTGGCGTCGGCGGTGGCCCGCTGTCGGCTACCCAGTCATCCCGTTCGCGGTCGAAGACGGCGCGTTGGCCTGTCTCAAGTTCCGGCGGTGCCTTGGTGGTGGCGTAGGCCGGGATGATGAAGGCTCCGGGCTCAAGCAAATCCGGGTCGGCGTCGTCTTCCCCGGTGAATTCGCCGGTCTGGAAGTGGTAATTGTAAATTCGCATCTTAACACTCTCCCCTAGTATTTGATGCAGGCCAGCAGCGCGATATTTCTCGGGCGGGTTTCAGCCATCGCGGGCGTGGCGTTGACGGTGACGGTATGGGCGTGGTTAGCCACAGTGTCGGTATAGCCGCCGCTGAAAGTGTGGCCATGCGCGCCGCCTGTGCCCGTGTTGGCCGACCGACTGTCCCTAGCATCGCCGCCTTCTATGGAATTCTCCCAGTAGTTCGCATGAGTATAGATTTGAGTGTACGTGTGGCTGTGCGCCGCCGCTGCGTCGATGGTGCCGTAGGCGGCATGGTTGTGGGTGCCTGCTGCGCCGCTGCTTGCAGTGTGCGCGTGGCTTTCGATGGCGTCCTGTTGCAGGGTGCCGATGGCGCGGGATGCATCCACGCCTCGCGCATTGTCCCAGTTGCGCACGAAGTTGCCGCGTCCATCAGGGATGCGGAACGTGGTCGAGCCGTCACCGGGCGAGAACTGGCCTTCCGTCCACAGGGCATCGGTTGACGTGAGGTTGCCGCTGGCCTGTGCAAAGCCCCACAGGCTGGTGTAGCTCGCGCGGGTCAGCAGTGCCCCGTTCAGGCGCAGGAAGCCCGCTGGCGGGTTCGCCGAGGGCACGTGAACCACGCCGCCGACCGGGAAGGCCCCACCCATCGTGTTGTCGGTGAACAGGTTGGTGCCGTCATAGAACAGCGTGATGCTGGCCCCTGCCGTCAGGGTCAGCGCCGTGACACCGTCCACCGTTTCAGCCGCGTAGGGGTCGATGGTGATGGTGATGTTGGCCGCGATGATGCGCACCCACCAGCCCGCGATGAGCGTCGCCTTGGGGTCTATGGCGACCGTCTGCGCCGACGCACCGCTGAAGTTGAACAGGGTGCCCCAATCACTCAGGTGCAGCGTAGCGCCGCCGGAAGCGATGGTGCGGGCGAAGTTGCCTGCCGACGAGTACCGGTGCCCCACCGGGTCGATGAAGCCGCGCAGGGCGCTGCCGACGCCGTCATAGACGTAGTCAACCCACGACGCCGCGTTGGTGTCGTTTATCCAGTTCAGGCCCGCCACCTTGTAGGTGGGCACGGCAGCGCCCTTGTGGGTCGTGTGCAGCGCGTCGCGCCATGCGTTCAGGTCGGCAGCGAGGCCGGAACCCGACTTGGTGCTGGCAACGATGGTGCCGAAATTAAACTGGCTCATTGAACCCTTCCCCAGCCTTTCGACATCCAGTCGAATGTCAGGCTCTTCAACACATTGCCACTGGTGTAAAATTTCACGTTGAAAGACGTTTCGGTCTTCGCGCTTACGATCCAGTAATCGCCCTGCACCATGTTCTGCGGCGTGATGACCACTGCCGGGGGCACCCGGTACTTGCCATTCGGATAAGTGATCGTGATGCCGGGCGCAGGAGCTATGATGTCGTCGCCCTGTTCGATGCGGTCGGCCATATCGATGGTCACCGACAACTGCTGGATGGCGGGCGTGGTGGTCGAATAGACGGTGTTGCTCTCAACGTCCATTTCCACCTTGCCCTTGAGTACCAGCCGGAACTGGATGCCCCACGCCACGATGTCGGTCAGCCCGCCGAAAGGCCGCCATGCTTCCCACAGGTTCGATGTCGGGTTGACCTGCGTGATGCGGTATTCGGGCTGTATCGACCATTCCGATTTGTCGATGGGGTCGATGGGGTTGACGCTCGCCAGCGTCACCCATTTCGACATCACGTTCTGCGGGTTGTAGCCATAGGCGTCGATGAACAGGGTGATGCGCGCGGCGATGTTCTCGCCGAGGTTGATCTGATTGGCAAAGGTGTAGGTGCCGTCGATCTGGAAATTCAGCCCGGTGACATCGTCGGTCAGCCGCAATTCTTCGGCCACCATCTCGGTGTTCAACTTGACACCGGTAAAATTGGGGTCTTCCTGAATTACGGTGATGAAGTTCAGCGCTGTCAGGCTGGCAACATTAGTATAAATCGTCTTCGCATTAGCAGATGCCAAGCCCCAAGGGCGCTTGGCTTTAATAAAAAATGTACCTGTTCTTGTGCCAATCTGCGCCGAGGTCGTCACGGTATCGATGAGTGGCAGCGCCCCGTTCCAGATCGGCGCGACGATGCCATCGGCGGCATGGCGAAGCTCATACGAGACATCGACACCGGCCACGGCGTCCCACCGCAAGATTGACACGTCGCCCGTGGTCGAGATGCGGAAATTCTCGACATCGGCTGGCGGCTGCGAGAACTCGGTGGTGGCATGTGCAGGCGCATACAGCCAGTTCGAATAGCTGCCGTTCTCGAACACGCTGCGGATGCGCACCGTGTAGACGCCCGCCTCAAGCTGGCGGATTTCAGTGTTGTTGACCGTCGCGGCCTGCGACGGCAGCGAAACCCACTTATCGGTGTCGTCGTTCTCTTCGCGATACTGTAGCTGGAACTGCGCCGTGCGCCCGAACGGTGGCGCATCCCAGCTTATGTACAGCACCGCCCAATACTGCACGCCGCCTTCGGAATAGACGCCATCGGTCACCTGCAAATTCTTCGGCGGCATCAGGAACGGGTCGATGGGGTCGCTGATGCCTTCGGTGTAGGCCGGGATTTGCCCGATGTCGGCGTTGGCGATTTCCGGGGCGTCGGCTACGAGGGTCAGCCGATGCACCATGTCTTCCATGGGCTCGATGCCGGTTACCCTGAAAACCCGACTGTCAGTGCCAGAATAACCAAAGGAAAACAGATCGTTAGCAGCAGGCATAGGAAGCCCAGTACCCACCAACTGAACCGTTGTGTATTCGCCTTGGTAAAGCGTCGGATCAACTGAGCGCTCAAGGTACGTGCCATTCGCCAGCCTGAAGCGGAACATATAGCCGGTGGTGCCTGCCAGCGTCAGGTTGGTGTCCACCGTGACGATCTGGTTGGGGCCGTCAACCGACACCACGCGCCCCGCGTAGAGCCCGTACTTGAAGCTGTCGAAATTCACCCTGACGCGATCACCCCGGATGAGCGGCAGCGCGTCCCAGCTTGTCATGATGCTGTAGATGCCGGGCCGCAGGATGCGTTGCGCAAGGTGGAAGCGGGCATGTCGCCACACTCTGTCAGTGTGGGTCTGGCCCGGCGTGTCGAAGCCTTCCAGCAGGGTCGCATTGGCCTTGTTGTACCCATCGTTGTAGACGACGCGCTCGTCTTCCTTCCACTCTTTCTGCTCGTTGGGGAAGCGTATCCGGTAGCCGTGGGGGATGGGCTCAAGGTCGCGCTGCTCTTCGAAGTTCCAGCTATTGCGCGGGGTGAAAAGCTGGCTGATCGGCACGTTCTGATCGTCCCAGACGACAGACCATTTGCCATCTTTGAACACCGGCATGGCGCGGCCCGCCGCGCAGATTTCGGTCAGGAGGTCGAACACCGACATCTGGCCGACGACCCATTTGTCATAGACGAAGCCTTTGGTCTTGCAGTAGGCCGACCACTGCTGAAGCGCCACCAGATCGATCTTGGCCGTGGGGAATGGCCGCCGGTTGGCCCCGCATTGCAGCACCCACCTGAACAGGTCCGGGGGACTGCGGGAAGCCGTGTTGGCGACCCACGCCGTGCCGTTCCACGCGGTCACCTTTGAGGTGGCAAGGATGTTGTAGGTGTCCACGCTCTGGTTGATGCGGCCCGATGCCTTGACACGCAGTGCCGTCAGGCTGACCGGGGCGTCGGTGAAGCGCACCGGCTCGCCCGTGCGGAACGTACGGATGGCCGTCCACATGCAGGTGTCGAAGACCCCTATCTTCGACCGGTCGATCTGCGCTTGGGACATTTCGTTGCCCTCTTTGTGGATTTCGAATTCGTACTGCCGACCGACCACCGGCAGGTTGATGGTGACCGTGCGCCGGGTCGCCTTCTGGGTGGCCAGAACCATCCAGAAATTGGGGGCGCTCGTCCACGTCACCCCGGACGGGTATTCCCGGTATCGGATGGAAATCGAATAGCCCATGCGCTGGCGCTTGCCCTTCTCGTCGATCCAGCACAGGCCGTTGGGCCACATGAAATCAAGCGCCACCTGATAGCCGTCCGTGGCGCACGCCTGCTTGCTCGGCGGGTCAACCTTCTTCAGTTCGATGCTCAGCGGGTTGTCGATGACGCTCGCCGGGTAAAGCGTCGTCGCGGGCTCGCCCACATAGTCGCCGTACCTGTGCTGAATTTCCGCTTCCGGGTAGCTGCTGACCAGCGTCTCGCCGATTTTGGCCGTGTCGATTTCCAGCGCCAGCGGCCCGTAGCCATTGCAGAATAACTGCCTGAGATACTGGTCGTCGCCGACTATCTCGGTGTAGGGGCTCGCCGCGAGCGGCGGGGTGATGCGCATCCGACCGAGTAGCAGGGGTATGGGTTGCCACTGGGCGACTTGGTTGCGGCTCGCGCTGATGCTGTACACCGGCTTGGCGTCGCTGGGGTCTGGCGGCTTGGGCGCGAACAGCTTGTTGAGCAGGAATTGCAGGCCGATGCTGATGCCCAGCATGATCAGCTTGCCGAATATGCCCAGCGCCGCAATTGCCGCTTGGAACCCGGCAAAAGCACTGCTCAGCAGCGGTATCAGCGCCATGAATGGCCCTTCCGCCACCGGGCGGGCGACCACCGAGGTGTTGGGCTTCAGCCTGACGTGGTCCCACATCTCTTCAGGAACGCGGGTGCCGTCCTGAAGGTAGAAGCCGAACTTGGCCGGGAAGATCGGCGCGCGGCCCTTGGCGAGCTTTATCGCTTCGGTGACCGACAGCCCCGCAGGCACGTCGAACGCTTCCCGCTGCGAGCCGAAAGCGTGCGGGAACAGGAAGACCCGGACCTTCTCGTCGGGCAGGAAGATTTCGCCATCGCGGGGCTCAGACGGCCTCATAGCGGTAAAAGCCCTCCAGCGTGCCAGCCACTCTCAGCGACTGGTAGCTTTCGATCACCGCCCCCGTGCCCTTCTCGATATGCAGCATCAGCCCGTCGCCGATGACGACACCAACATGCGGGCGCAACATCCTGTACATCAGCACGCCGTCGCCCGCACGTGGCTCGGTCACTTTTACCCAGTCGTCCTTGCCGCCGTTCACCAGCCGGGTCGTCACCTCCCGGTCAAGCGCGGTCGGGTAAGAGGCGCTGTAGGCGGGAAGCTCAATACCCAGCACTTCGGCGTAGACCATGCGGAAAAGCCCCCAGCAGTCGGCCCCGGCCCGCGTGCGGCCCCCGTCTTCCCACGGGATGCCAATGTAGGGTTCGAAATCACGCGGGGTCACACGAAAATCCCCGGAAAACCCGCCGGGGCGAACAGGCCCGCCGGGATGGGCTCGTCTTCGGCGGCATCCAGCCCGATGTCGAATGTGATGATGTCGCTGTTGCGGGTGAACCCACGCAAATCCATCGTCGGGAAAGGTATCTGCACGGTGTCCACCGCGCTGGCCGCGACGATGACGAGGTCGCAGGTGCCGCGCTGTATCATGCTGGCCGTGAACGCCACCATGGCCCCGGTAACGTTCTCAACGACCAGTTGCATCCGGGGCGGGCGGTCGGCCATGTCGGTGGGCAGGCGCAGGCTCAAGGGGCGATAGGTGTAGGTCACGCCGCCGCTGATCGTGCCCCAGACCATCTCGGGATTGTTCGAAAGCACCACCGTGTCGTCGCCGCTCAACCGGATGATTTCGGTCGTGTCCGGGTGCTTCAGCGTGATGAGCATGATTGCCATCTCGTCGCTTTCCTGAAGCTGCATCTGCGCCCGGAAGTTCAGCGATATGGTCGTCTTGCTCATGTCTCAAAGATTTCCAGTTCCATGTTCACGGCCCACACGTCGCCGCCCATATGGAGGGGCTGCGGAGGTGCGCCGCCGGGCCTGAAGCGAGTGACAGGCATGGTGTCACCCGGCGTCGGCATGAACTCGGTGGCCGAGGGGGCTTTTTCCATCTGCACGCCACCGATGCGCAGCGTGATGTCCACCAGCAGGCCCACCACGGCCCGGACGCGGATGCGCGACTGCATGGCGGACAGGCCGGTTACCGTTGGCGTCCATGAATGCTGGTGTCGCTGGGTGACCAGCGCCTCGTTGGTCAGCTTCGGCAAAATGTCGAACAGGTTGCTGGCCGAAGGCGTACTGACCATGACCAATTGTATCATGGAAACATTGACCGTAGTTCCAGCAATAAGCCTGACGTAATTGCTATGCGTGAACCGTCCCGTGGAAGTTGGCGCGGAAGACACATAAGTAACATCGTGAATAAGCCCGCTGGTCGCGTAGCCGTTAAACCTCAAATCTATATAGGGGATGCCGCCTTCGGTGCTAAACCCTTCAACTTCTCTTGCAATACCGTTCTGCGTGGTTCCCCCGACCCAGCCGGTGGGCAGGGTTCCGGGGACACCGACTGCGGCCCCGACCTGAGTGCTGTTGGGGATGAGGTTGCGCCGCCAGCCGTAGCCGAAAATCGGGTCGGGAAAGTAGAAGGGCAATTTCCCGTCCAGCGTGTCGGTCTTCCAGAATTTGCGCAGCCGTTCCAACTGGGTCTTGGTCATGTGCATGACGCCCGTGACGGGGCGGGCCATGGCGGTCATGCGCGAGCGGATCAGCGCCGGGCCGACTTCCGCGTTGGTCGCCAGCCGGTTGTCGGCGAAGCTGTCCTGAAAGCCGTCCCGCGTGAACTGCTGGGGCAATGTGTCGGGCCAAGTCGCTGGCATTTTATCTCGGCCTCAATCTCTCGGTGACCGCGAACTTGGAACGTATCGCATTGTTCGACGCCGTGCCGCGCTGGTCGATCTGGGTAGCCACCAGCCGGTCAACCATCACGTCGATGGTCATGCCCTTGTTGTCCTTGGTCTGCTTGGTGGTGACCTTTGCGCCGGAATAGTTGTGGACGTTCACGAAGGCGTTGCCGCCCATCATGGCCTGTGCCGACGCCATCGATGGGAACACCGGCTCGCCCCGCCGCAGCACCGCCGGATACTCGTCGGCCCCGAACTTCTTGATGTTGCCGTTGTGCAGGCGCGGCGCGTTCTCAAAGGTCCGCATGAATGCACCCATGTCCCAGCCGCCCGGCTGCGGGTCGGCTTTCAGCCCTGCGGGTGTGTCGATGAACGGGTCTGATGCGCCCCAGACAAGCTTGCCCTTGGCGTCAACAAGCTCGCCATATTTATTGACCTTGTTGGAACCCTTGTAGCGGATGACGGTGCCATCATCGACATAGGCAGCGGCTGTTTCTACTTTTTTGCCGAATGATTTTATCGAACCGAGAAACTTGGAAATACCCTCCCCGGTTACGACGCTTGCTTTGAAGGAAGCCAGAAGCTCAGGCATCAGGCTATCTATCGCGGCACTCTTGTTCTTGTAGACCAGTTCACCTTTCTGCAAGACAGCGGGGTATTCGTCGCTCGCGAACAGGTTGGCATTGCCATCGTGGAACCGGGGCGCGGTCAGCCACGGTATCATGTTGGGGAAGCGCCGCGACGCGCCGCCCATGCCGACGATGCCGCCATTGTGGTACAGGCCGCCACCGCCAGACATGATGGCCGCATTTGCCTGCGGGCTGATGAGCGCACCCGCCGCGCTGTTGTAGCCGCCACCGCCACCAAACATCTTGGCTATGCTGCCAAAGAACCCGCCACCGCCGCCCGAGGGCGCAGCCGGGAACTGAGACAGCGCGCTCGCCGCCTTGGTTGCGACTGAACCCATCTCGCCGATGCCGCTGACAGCTTCCGTGGACGCCTTGGTGACGCTGGTCAGTGCGCTGGCCGACTTGGTGGCCGCGTCCGCAGCGGCCTTGGTGGATTTGGTCAGTTCATCGGCAACGTCCACGCCGCCACCACCGCCCATGCCGAACGCGCCACTCAATGGCACCGGGCGTGCATTTTCCAAACCCTGCCTGACACCAATGCGGGCCGGGCCGCGCCCGTACCATGGTTGCCAGCTTTTGTTTCTGGCAGCTTCGTTCAAACCGAATTCGATGTTCTGACGCCACGTCCTTGGGTCAGAAACGCTTAGCCCGGTTTCCCTTTCAAAGGCATCGCCGAGGCCGCCGCCCTTGAGAAGCTGCATGGCACCATAGGACGTTTCCTGCCGACCCTGTTTCTTGCCAACGAGCGACTGCCATATGCCCGGCTGCAACCCCTCATGCTTCATCAGTTTAACCGCAGTACCTACGTCTATGTTGCGAACTCTCGCCGCATTCTCGGCGAACGCTACCATCTCCTCATAAGGGGCCAGCCCCAAGACACTGCTACCCGATAAAGCACCGCCGCCATAACCACCGGGGGCATAGTTCGCCGGGTTCTTGCCAGCCGCCGCCGCCGTGAATGGGTTCAACCCGTCGATGACCGCCCCGACGACACCACCAGTGCCACCACCACCATTATTTGTGCCCAGTACATCGCCAACGACATCGCCGACCACCCCGGCCAAGCCGCCGCCTTGACCTGCCGCGCCGCCTGTTCCGGGAACGCCGAATATGGCGTCCAAAATCTGGTTGATCAGCTTGTCGATGATCTTGTCCAGCGTGCGCTGGGCCGCGCCGACGATGGCCTTGATAAGGGCCTCGCCCATGTCGTCGCCACCCTCAATGAGGGCGTCCGACATGCTGTGCATAAAGTCGCTGGCGGTGGCGCGGCCCATGTCGCGCCATTCCTGCGCGTCTGCCGCTGCCCGTTCCTGTCGGCTCGTCTCGCGCATGTAATCCGCTTCGGGGCCGGTCGTGCTGAGGCCCGTGCCCCGGAGCTTTTGCGCGATGCTCTTCTCTTCGGCGCTCAGCCCAATAAGCGAGCGCTCAAAGATCAGGTCTTGAACCAGCTTCTTCTGGTTCAGCATGTCCACCTGCTCGCCATAAGCGGCAGTTGTTTCCTTGATCAGGTCAAGCACCGCCTGATCCATTTCGATGCCATGCTCAAGGGCATACATCTTGTATTCGTACGTGCGCTGGTACTCTTCGCGCAACGCGGCCTGCTCGCCCGCCGTCTTGCCGATCAGCGCCATTTCCAGTTCTTGCTTAGCCAGCAGGTCGTCCATCGCCTGTGTCCGTGTCCGGGTGGCGTCGGCGTGTTCCTGCTGTATCTTCAGCGCTTCATCTTCACCTGCGATGGCGATTTCCCGGTCACGCTGGGCACCCTTGACGATATTCGCCGCCGCCGCTTCGGCCTTGGCCGCCGCGATGCGCTCGGCGTCGGTGCGCGCCGCCGTCTGTTGTCGCCGGGCAGCGATGCGTGCGTCCTCGCGCTCGCGCTCGCGTTCGACACTCTCGTTGTACCCCCGGACACCGCTGTCTGATGTCGCCTCGCTGCGCCTGAAATTTTCGTTTAGTTCTCTTGCCCGTCTCTGGACGGTTTCAATCTGGTTCAGTGCATCCAGAACTTTGAAAAGTTCTTGGGCGAGTACAATTGCATCTCGGGCCTGTTCTTCAAGACCATTATCCCTACCTATCTGTAAGAACTGAGCTATAATTTCTTGCAATACAGTGACTGACAGGTTTTTATCGGTGAACCCGACCATCAATCTATTAATGGGGTCTTGGAACGCTGCAAATTTACCCTCAATAGTACTGGCTTCCGCAGCCAGCGTCTTTATACCCTCAGCAAGGTTCATAAAAGCATTGGGGTCAGTGGCCAATGCCAAATTGGCTTCGGCCAAGCGGTCAACTTCAGCGTTGAATTTCTCAAGATCGGGCGTGCCCGCAGCCACCCCAGCGATAAATTCAGCAACAGCATCCTTGTAAAGTTCATAGCCACTAGATTTAGCTTCTTGCTCAAATGTCCGCATATTGCCGCCGCCACCCATCAGTATGGTGGACAATATGCCGCCTTGGCCGCTCAAAGCGTCCGTCATGATCTTCAGTTGGTCTTTGGCCTGTTTCTCCAATTGTGACTTGTCGGCACTGAACATGCTGAGCGCAAAACCCATACCCCCAGTCGTGATGAGATCGCTCGCGCTCTTCGCCACGTCGCCATACACGTCATCAAGCAGCTTCATCGTGTCCGAATGCTGCTTCATCGCGTCGTCTAGCGACTTGACTTCCTCCTTGCCCTTGGTGGCCCACTGGATGAACGCCGCGCCGATGCCGATCACCACGATGGGCAACATGCTGGAAAGCGAGAACATGCTCTTGAGCGCGCCAACGAGGCCCATGACGCCTTCTTTGGCACCGCCCATCATCTGCATACCGGCGGCAAGCTGCGTGCCTTGCTGCAAGGCGATCATCGCCGGGTTCATGCCCATGGCAGTCGTCACCGCGATGTCCTGAAACTGGTACATCAGGTTCGTCTGCATCATGCCGCGACCGGTAGCACCACCGCCCGCCCCACCCGCACGATTGTCGTTCACGCCCTGCTTGCCGCTCTGGCTTGCCAGCTTCTGCTGTTGTTCCTGCAAACGCTGGAAGGCGATGGTTTCCCGGTTGAGCGCGGCGGTCATCTCGTCCGTGCTGATGGCCCCCAGCGTCTGGGCCATGCGGATTTCAGTCAGGGTCCTTTCATATTGCGCGCTGGCGGCTTGCAGCGGGGCGTACTTGTTCCTGAGCGCGTCGATGCCCGCCGACATCTTGTTGAAATCAAGCACGTCATTGGAAGGCGCGCGGGTCTTGATGTTCAGCGCCTGCTCAAGGCGCTTGCCGAAGCTCTCTGCCTGCGCGGCGGTCGCGCCGAGTTGCGCGGCGGTGGTCGTGGACAGCTTGGTGACGGAAGCGCCCGCCGCCGCCGTCTGCGTGGCGGTGGTCTGCGCAAGACTGACGACAGCAGCTTCGGTCTTCCCGGTCTGAACGGCCAGATTGGCAAGGTCCGGGACAGCTTCCTTGACGCCAGTCGTGGTGACGACAATACCAAGCTCGGCGGTGGACATCAGTCGTCACCCCGCTTGTGTCGTGGCAGGTTGTCGTTGTTGAAGATGCTGTCGAAAAGCTCTGCTGTCAGGGGCCGTGGCGACAGGGTTTCACCGGGAATGGCCGCTTCCGGCACCTTCTCCGCTTCGTCCTTGTCGTGAAGCGCTTGCAGGTAGGCGATGTCCATTTCCAGAAGCACTCGCAATTCCCACTGGGCCAGCGTCCTGCGTGTCAGCCTGCACCACGCTTCAATTTCCCGGTATTCCAGACTGAGCGGCCCGCTGTAACCGGGCCGCCTTGTCCAGCACAATTCCCGGAAATAGCCGAACAGGTACTCGGCCACATCCGGGAAGACAGGCTTACGCCCCTTGACCCACTCTTTGATCGCTACTCCACACTTGTGTTCGATGACGTGAAAAAAGCCGACCGTCGCCCTGCCCGCTCGGCCACCTGATCACGGATGAACGGGAAGCGGACGTAGATCGCATAGGCGTTCTCTTCGGTGCATTCCAGAAGCACGCCGTCCACCTTGAACGGCGACCATGAAATCGTGGATGACGCCAAGCCCCTCGTCTGCCGGTCGTACAGTTCCTGTGCCGTGAGCGGGGTCGGATCGTCGCTGGCCATGCGCTCGCTCGCCAGCTTTTCGATGGCCTTGCGCTGGCGCGTGCTGTCAGGCCCCGCCACCTTGATCGTGAAGCCGATCTTCTTCCCGTTGGGGTCTTTCACATCGACATCCAGCCCGGCTTCCTGCGCGGCCTGCATGGCGTCGAACCGCGACAGGTCGAACAGTTCCATCGCGGCTTCCGTCTTCGTTGCATCGTTCAAGTCTGTCACTCCCGGTTTGCGCCTGCGTGTCATTCGGCAGGCGGTGGTTCAGGCACAGGCTCTGCCGGGGGCTCGGGCTCCGGTATCTCTTCCACCGTGGCCCCTTCCGGCACCTCGTCGCCTTCCTGAAGCTCCACCTTACGACCATCTGGCATCGTCGCCATCAACAATGTGCCCTGCGTCGCCGCCGTGTTGACGATATTGGAATTGATTTCGATGGTGGCGTTCAGGGTCTGCACCGTGTTCGCGCCGCCGCCCGCAGCCTGACTTTGCATCGCCAGACCGTAGAACAGGCGCGTGCTGTTGAGCGCGCCGCCGCCCGTGCCCTTGTCGTTCAATTCGACCTTGAAGGCATAGTTCTGCACGGCTTGGGACGCGGCCAATATCTTGATCTGGCCGGGGTCGAGCGCATCCACGGCGAACACGTTCGCCATGGTGCCAGCATTGTCCGTGCCCTTCTGCTTCGTCGTGCGGCTCTGGCCGATGACATCGGTGCTGATCAGTTGGGCAGTGTCGCCGTAGCTGCCCATCTGCGTCCACTTCTTGACTTCGACCCACGTCACGCTGCCGTAATCGCCAGCCACGGCGTCCTGCGCAAGCTCTGTGAAGGGCAGGTTGCTGACATAGAACTTGCAACCGGCGACCGGGTACAGCGGCATAGCGGACCTCCGTTATGTCGCGACGGTAGCGACAATATTCGAGTTGATTTCCACGGTCATGTTCAGGGTCTGCACGGTATTAGCGCCGCCACCGGCTTCCTGAGACTGCATACACAGCCCATAGAACAATCGCGTACTGTTGAGCGTGGCGATCTTGTCGTTCAGTTCGACCTTGAAGGCATAATTCTGCACCGATTGTGCCGCCGCGATAGATTTCAACTGACCGGGGTCAGTGTTTGCTAGGGCGAAGACATTTGCCATCGTCCCGGCATTCTTGGTGCCCTTCTGCTTTTTGGTGCGACCCTCGCCGATCAGGTCGGTGGTGATCAACTGGGCCGTGTCGCCGTAGCTGCCCATCTGCGTCCACGACTTCATTTCTATCCACGCGACACCGGAATAGTCGCCGACCACGGCATCAACCGCAAGCTCAGTGAACGGGTTGGTGCTTATCCAGAACCTGCACCCTGCGACGGGGTAAAGCGGCATTGTTGCGCCCTCCGATCAGACCGCCGCAATGGCGACGATGTTGGAATTGATTTCGATGGTGACGTTCAGGGTCTGCACGGTATTAGCGCCGCCACCGGCTTCCTGCGCAGACATGACGAGCCCGTAGAATTCCCGCAGGCTGTTGTTCACCTGCGCGCCGACCTTGTCGTTCAGTTCGACCTTGAAGGCATAATTTGAAATCGACCCCGCTGCCGTGATCGATTTCAACTGGCCGGTGTCGGTGTTCGCCAAGGCGAAGACATTGGCCATGGTGCCAGCGTTCTTCGTCCCTTTCTGTTTCTTGGTGCGCCCCTCACCGATGAGGTCGGTGGTGATTAGCTGGGCAGTGTCGCCATACGACCCCATCTGTGTCCAGCTTTTCATTTCCAGCCAGACCACGGCTGAAAAGTCAGCGGCAACAGCATCCACCGCCAACTCAACAAACGGGTTGGTGCTGATATAGAATTTGCAACCTGCGACCGGGTATAGAGGCATCTGAGGCTCCTTTCACTATACCGATATAGTTTCGAACGGTACAGTAACCGGGGTTCGCCACCGGTCGCCGTCCACATAACCCCCGGCTACTCTTGGTCGTGCTGTGATACGCACGCGGGTGCTGCCGGAAGTCAGCACCTTTGCTTGGAAATGCGACGCTATGGTTCCACCCATCTCTTGGGGGTACATCTCACCGACATTCAGCGGGCACATGACGGCCAAGCTGAAAATGCCCATGTGCCGGTTCTGCTCGGTCGCGGTGATGGTAACCGTTTCGGGCGTTCCGGGGGAGAAGCCGACGACGATATATTCGTCGTCCTTGTACTCCCCGTTCTTCGGGTACTGGACGTTCGACCAGACGACGCGGCGACCGCCGGGCAGCGTGTTCAGGTGCCCTACCAGCGCTTCCAGTATCCGCCCCTCTATGGTCACCGCCACCATCAGGCCAACCTCTCGGCGAGCCGCTTTTGATTGCTGGCCACGATGGCAGGCCACTGCTGAACCGCGTGGTCTACGAAGTGCCGACCCGGCTGGTTGTAGCTTCGACCGAGGCTGTCGGTGCCCGTGAAGCCGTAGTTCTGACGCGCGGCATAGGCCGCGATGAAGCCGAAGCTGATGGGCGTGCCCATCTCCCACCCGGCGATCAGCGCCTCGATTGCCGCTGCGTTGCCCACCTGCGGACCTGTCGTCTTGCCATCGGCCTTTGGGTCAATCGGTGGCACCGAGGCCCCGGCCACGCCGACCAGCGAATTCTGCAAGAAGCTGGTGTCCACAGGCATGTTGCCGCCCGCCGATACCGGCACCTTCATCAGGCGCACGACTTCCTGCACGCTCTCTTTGATGATGGCTTCGATGAAAATAGGCGTGTCCGCTGCCCATTTCGCAATCTGTGCCGTGAAAGTGGTCGTCGCCATTACAGCATGACCTCCTTCTTGGCCTTGGCGTAGCGCACCGCTGCCGTCATGTAATCGATCTTGTACTCGGCATGGCAGCGGCAGTTGATAACGTCTTCCGGGAACGCGCCATGCGCACGGTCGCCGGGGTGCATCATCTTCGCCCCCGTCTCGGGCGAGATGAACGGCTGCTGGTAGGCCACCTTCTTGCCGTGCAGGATGTAATGGCTGCGCCGCTCGCGCCCGTCGCGGTTGGTGCGCCAGATTTTCATCACGTCTTGTTCCCGCACCTTGCCGGTTTCGATCATCTGCCGGATGCTCTCGGCTTGGCCAGCGTGCAGGGAAAGGATCGTCTCGGTGCGTGCAATATTCTCGCCCCGAAGCTGCAAGAGGCTGTCGGAATAGCGACCCACCATCTTGGTCACGTCTTCGGCCTTCAGCGCTGTGCCGCTGGCAAGCGCCCGCAGCACCTTGGGGTCGAAGCGGGCGTCACGGCGCTCTCGCGTGAGATAGTTGCGCAAGAGCGCCGGGTCGCCCGAGAGAAGTTCCAGCTTGGCGTTCATGACGTATTTCGCCATGGCGGGTGTCAACCCTACTAGGCCACCTTCTCGCCTTCCCGTGCGGGCGCTGACGCGCCCCACGATGTCCAGCGCCGTGGTGCGGGGGCCTTGCCCAAGCGAAATACCGATTGAAAGGGTTTCGCGCACGGCCTTGCGTGCGGTGTTGCTGAGATTGACGACCAGCTTGCTGCTTTCCACCCGCAGCCATTCCTCAGCCGGGGGCGAGCGCACGTTGAAGCGGAAGACGATGCGGGCACGTGCCGCCTCAGAGGTCAGCACGGCAGCGTACTTGTAGACATCGGCCACGGCGTCGGCGACCCCGGAAAAGACCACCGGGTCAAGGTTGAGCATCGACAGCGCATGTTCAATGTTGCCGGTCGCGATGGCCTCTTCCAACGTCTTGACCACCGTCTCGTCGGTGATGTCGTCAATGGCGTCAAGGAACGCCTGCCGCACCTGCGGCTCCATCTGGTCGATTAGTTCTTGCAGGGAACTGGGCAGCGCCATTACGACCCCACCACCAGCTTGTAGACGATGATGACGCCTGCTTCCGGCACCCGCGTCGCGCGCTTGATGACCGTGGGCTCGCCGTCGATGAACAACCTGTCGCTCACATGCGGGATGATGCCCGCCGGTAGGGACAAGGCCGGGATGATCACCTGTCTGTCGGTCGCCAGCACGGTCGTGCCATCGACCAGCCTGCGGTCAATCGGCGTGACCGTTCCGATGACCGAGGTCGTATTGATGGTGGGTGTATCGCCGGGGTCCCACGGAATGCTGACTGTCCGCGTTTGCTGTTCCAGAACGAGCGCGCCCTGCTGAAACTCATCGATAATGCCATGAGCGATATTGGCCATGTCTTGATAGAAAGCGCCGCTCATGCGCGTTTCAGCCACTTGGTCATGCTGCGGCCCTGCGCGGCTCCACTGCCGCCCAGCAGGCACGCCAGCATATTGTCCACAACGGTCAGGGTCGGCACCTGACTGGCCACCACGTCGCCACCCTTGCCCGTGGCATAGGTGACCGATACAGCCCCACTGACGCTGACCGAGGTCTTGACCTGCCCGGCTACGACATCCGGCGAAAGCGAGTTGGGCGCGCTCAGTTCGCGCAGCGCGCCCTCATAAGTGGCCCGCTCGATTTCCGCCGGTATCTCGTCGGGGGGTATCGTCTGGCCCTTACAGTCAACGGCCCCTGTACGGGGCCAGCCAAGTTCCTGTGCGCGGCCATCGGTGGGCACGCCGGGATAGCGTGCCCCATAGGTGTTGTCCAACCACAGCGTGGCCCGCTCAAGCGCCGGGTCTACCTCGCCCGCACTGGGCATGTACCCCATGCGGATGCAGTAGGCTTCGAAGTCGGCTTCAGTGCCGTAGTGGGCCATGACACCTTACTTTTTCGCGTTGCTCGGCGGGGCCGCTGCCGTGGTCTTGGGCACCTTCTTCTCGGTGCTGGCGCTCTTCGCGTTCCCCCGGACACCGGCCCCGTCGCCCGCTTCCGGGGGATCGTCATCGTCGTCTTCGAAGGCATCCCAAGGAAGCTGCTCTTCCTCAGCCGCTTCGACTTCGGCCTTGGTCGGGCCTTCGCCTTCCACACTGGTTTTCTTCACCAGCTTTTCGGAAGCCGTGCCCTTGGTCGGGATGCGGTCGCGCAGGCGCTCAAGTGTCGATTTCGGCTTGCCCTGCGGGTCTTCAACGTGCCTGCGGCCAACGAGGTCGCGCACGTGGTCAAGGCGCAGCGGCAGGTCTACCGGGTCGCCTTCCTTGGTGTTCTCGGCAAGACCGGCGACGACCTTCTCGCCAATCTTCTTGACGCCTTCGATCATCTGTTCGCGGATGGCGACGACATCCTCTTCCGCCTCTTCGCGGAAGTCGTCCACCATGCGGAAAGAGGTCTGGTGCATCTTGTTCCACGCATCGAACCGCTTCGCCTCAAGCTCAAGCTCGGGAAGCTGCGACACGCGGGCACGGCTAAAAGCTGACAGGCCCATGGCTGGGTTTCCTTTCCTGTTATTGAGCAGGGGGAACCGGTGGGAGTGATCCCGGTTCCCCCCATCGCTTACGGGTCAACGACGAGGAAGATTGCCGCGAGCGAAACCTTACGCCAGCTTGTGCTTGAACTGGACGATACGGATGTTCTTGTTCTCGTACCGGCGGTTCCAGTTCGTGCCGACCGTTAGCTCAACGTTGGTCGGTGCGACACCCGTCGCCGTGCC